CCCCACCGACAAACTGGATGATACCCGTCGAATTGAGGAACAAGGTCCACACCACGCCTGAAGGGAGCGAACGCTTCTTTTTCTTGCCTTTAGCGTCCGCAACTTGAACTTTTACCTTCAGCTTGGCGTTCTCTTTCGAGATGAATTGCGCCTTGTAGTTCTGCTCATGCTCTTCTTGCATCTTCTCACTCAACCAGTCAGGCAAGCCCGCTTCTTCCAGAGCTCCAAATTGCGTCTCTGCGAACTCACCAGATTGAGTGGAGTCATACATGCCAGCATCGGCAGTGTCGTCTCGGTCGATGTTGTCGTCGCCGCACACAAATGCGAAAGGACGATCAGTGTCCATAGCGGCAGTGAAAGTTTCAGATAAGCGTTTCTGAGTCATGCCACTAGCCCAGTAGCAACGAACGCCCAAATGATCAATGTACCACTCGGTCTTAACGATGTCCAACACACGCGTGAACCACATTACAGTCAGCAACCACCAAATACTAGGGACGAAACAAATCAGACGAGGCTTTGCCTTGAACAACAGCTCGTCTCCTTTGACGAAGATCTTGATGAATCCGTCTTCGACAAGGGTCGTCGTATCGATGGTTCCGGACACCAATGATTCTAGTATCCGGATCATGCGCTTTCTGCTTGCGGGTTTCATAGACGTCCACAGCTTGTTAAACTCCTCGCGAGTGTTCGGCGAGTTGACATCGAATCCGTAATTGTACAAAGGACTCGACTTCGCGTAATAACCCCTCAGAGTAGCTGTGAAAGGAACTTTAGGTAAGCGGACTTTCTGGAGGATGGGAATGTTAGAAAAATCCCACAAGGTCTCGCCAGGGTGTTGGTATGTGACAACTTTCACAGGTACAGGCTGGCCTACTCGCAGAGCGCAGGTAATACCAAGCATCTTGGGTGTCCTTTCGGGCCAATAGCCTGGAATACCGTAACTCTGAAAGTAGGTGACCCTGCCTTTCCCGTAGTTGCATTCCCCGTCGTCCAAATCCTCTCCTGTTGTAGTGAGCTTGAAGCCAGGTCGGACTGCCACAGAGGTCCAATCATGATGGATTGAATTAGACCCTGCAAAGCCCTTCCCGACAGCAAACTTCGCCGCGCGCTGAAAGTGCATACCCTCAACGCCCTCGTAGCTCCACACGATTGGTTTCATGTCGTCTCCCACTGTGATGTAATATTGCGGGTCAACTACCAGTTCTCGCATACCGTCGCGATCCTCAAAATGCCACTGAGGC